AGCGGAAAGCTGACAGGGGCATATATATTGCAGTAAAAAGACCGCATTAAGGAGTAAGGGAAGTAATGGGAAAGGCAGCGTTATTAAGGGTGGTACAAGAGCAGCAGGAAACAATAGAAAAACAAAGCAGGCTTATCATGGATTTAGTATCTACTCTGGAAAGCTGGGAGAGCGCCGCAGGATTTGACGGCACAGAACTGAAAGAGCGGGCATTAAATTTACAGGGAGCAGAAAGGCAGGATTTATGGAAATGAAAATTTTAGAGTTTGTGAACATGGCAGCGCACAATATGGTAATGGAGCTGGTGGTACTGGCTATTGTGTTTGATACGGTTTTTGGAGTAATGCGGGCAGTAAAAGAAAAGAAATTCAACAGCTGCGCCGGGATTGACGGGGCAATCAGAAAAGTAGGTATGCTTATTTCTCTGGTATTCATGCTGGCTATTGATATGCTGGTAAAGATTAACCTTATCGGATTTATCCCGGAGGCGGCACGTAACCAGCTGGGGCTTAAGAGTGTGGGCGTAGCTGAATTTTTTGGACTTCTCTACATAGCTTATGAGGTAGTGAGCATTTTCAAGAATATGGCACTTTGCGGGCTGCCCGTAAAAAGTGTGTGGCGAAAAGTAAGGGAGTTTCTGGGGAAATATACGGACGAACTGCCGGACACGGACGAGCTGGACGGAAACAGCACCACAGGTAGCGTAGAGGAACACAAGCAGCAGGAAAAGGTAACAGAATAATAAGCAGACAGTATGCAGGGCGCTTGCGGGAAACCGCAGGCGCTTATTTTATTCAGAAAGGCGGTAAAAGCATGGAAGAGATAAGGAGTGAACAGACAAAGGATTTAACGCCGGACGAGCTGGCGGCATTGCAGCAGGAAGTAGCAGGAATGACACCAGAAGAGTTGCGGCAGTTTAGAAATTTAATGGACGCAGACAGCATGGGATTTTTCGGAAAGGAGAGCTTGTAGAATGAAACAGCCGGAAATAAACAAGCTGCTTACACCGTATAACTTTACGGATAAGAACAGCGAGGGGCGTATAAAGTATATTGTTATTCATTACGTAGGGGCGCTGGGCGGTGCAAAGGCAAACTGCCAGTATTGCGCCGGGCAGTATATAGGAGCGTCTGCGCATTTCTTTGTAGGATTTGACGGGGAGATATGGCAGGCGGTAGAAGTAGAGGACATAGCGTGGCACTGCGGCGCAAAAAGCTATAAGCACGCAGACTGCCGAAACTCTAACAGTATTGGTATTGAAATGTGTGTAAGGAAGAGGAACACCGCCAGCCAGAGTGCGACGGATAAAGACTGGTATTTTGAGGACGCAACGGTAGCGGCAGCAGCAGAGCTGACACGGTACTTAATGGAAAAGTACAATGTACCTGTATCAAATGTTATCAGACACTACGACGTTACCGGGAAAGTTTGCCCTAATCCGTATGTATATAATTGCACGCAGCACGTATGGGACGAATTTTTAAAGAAAATCAGCAGCACTGCGGCAATAGAGGGAGAAACAGCAGCGCTGTACCGTGTGCGCAAGAGCTGGGAAGATGCAAAGAGCCAGATAGGGGCTTACTCTTCTTTGGATAATGCAAAAAAGACCTGTCCGGACGGATACGCCGTGTATGACGAGAGCGGCAAGGAAGTATATAGCAGAGTGGTAGCGGATAGCATAATACAGAACAGCGCTATAGAAAAAGCTATCTGGGAGTATCTGGTAAGCAAGGGCTTAAATGCCTATGCGGTGGCAGGAATAATGGGAAATCTTTATGCAGAAAGCGGGCTTAATCCATGCAACTTACAAAACAGTTACAATGAAATACTTGATATGACAGACACGGAGTACACGGCTGCCGTAGACAATGGCGACTATAATAATTTTGTAAATGATAAGGCGGGCTACGGGTTGGCGCAGTGGACATACTACACCAGAAAGCAGGCGTTACTTGATTTTGCGAAAGAGGCGGGCGTATCTATCGGCAATCTGGATATGCAACTTGCGCATTTATGGCGGGAATTGCAGGGCTATAAGTCCGTAATTTCCACACTTAAGGCGGCAGAGTCCGTGCAGGCTGCCTCTGATGCCGTGTTGCTGGGATATGAAAAACCCAAAGACCAAAGCGAGGCAGTAAAGAAAAAGCGGGCAGGGTACGGCGAGGAATATTATAAAAAGTATGCAGGCGCACAGCTGGAAACAGCACCACAGGAAAGACAGCAGACGGCAGCAGGCGTGCCGTTTAATGTTAAGGTGGATATACTAGACCTCAACATAAGGACGGGTGCAGGCACGGAATATGCAAAGACAGGGGAGAAAACAGGCAAGGGAGTATTTACCATTATGGAAGTAAAAGAGGGAAAGGGAAGTACGACAGGCTGGGGAAAGCTGAAAAGTGGCGCAGGCTGGATAAGTTTAGACCATGCCACACGCTTAGAGTAGAGATAATGAGGGCTGGCAACTTGTGGGTTGCTTACCCTCTTATTTTTTGGTAATATTTATGAAAAACGCATTGACAATATACCGAAAAAGGTATATAATTTAAAACATAGAAAGGAGAACAATAAGAAACTATAAAGCGCAAGGCGCAGAAAGGAGTAGCGGCAATGTGGGTAAGAAACATAAGAAAAAGCCTATCAAATGGCAAGAGCTGGCGGCAAATGCACTGATAGACTTAATCATAGGAACGGCGCTAATTATAATAGACAAGCTATTAAACTAGAGCCACGGCGGGCGGTAAGCCCGCCGCCTATAAAAAATATATCATAAACCCAAAGCCGAGTAAAGAGCATGATTTTGAAAGTAGGCATTTTCTTTATAGTAGCCGGGCTGGCAAAAATTCTGGTAGCTCTAGCAATGAGAGCGAAAGAGAAGAGAGGTAAAGCATGAATTTAGGCGCAAATATAAAAAAAGTAAGAAAAGGCGCAGGCGTGACGCAGAAAGAACTTGCAGAACGCCTGCAAGTTTACCAGAAAGATATAAGCCGCTGGGAAAACAACGAGCTTACGCCGAGCGCATTAACGTTGGCAAAAATATGTAATGAGCTGGGCGCATCTGCCGACGAGATTTTAGAAATAAAAAATATACGAAATGGAGAGGCTGGCGAAAAATGAGAAAACGAATATTTGAGGTAATAGAACTGTCAGACGGAAACGACAAATTAAGCAGATTTTATGATGTAGTTATGATGTGCGCTATTGTAATTAGCCTTATTCCTCTGGCGTTCAAAGAAATAAATACTTTATTTTTGACAATAGACTATGTAACGGCTGGCATTTTTATTATAGATTATCTGCTACGTTTTATAACGGCAGATTATAAACTGGGGGCAGTGCAAAAGAGTAAAAAAAAACGAACAATAGTTCGGGGGGGGGTAAAGCTATTCGCTATTTATCCCTTTACGCCTATGGCTATTATTGACCTTTTGGCTATTCTTCCTACATTCACTATTATAACGTCTGGGTTTAAGATTTTAAAACTTTTCAGACTAATACGCACATTTAGAGTATTTAAGATTTTTAGATACTCAAAAAGCATTATTGTAATTTCCAATGTGATTAAGAAACAAAAAGAGCCGCTTTGTGCGGTATGTGTACTGGCTGCTGCATACATTGTCATATGCGCATTGATTATATTCAATGTTGAGCCAGATACATTTGATAGTTTCTTTTCGGCTATATATTGGGCTACAGTTAGCCTTACGACTATGGGCTACGGGGACATATACCCAGTATCTACTATAGGGCGTGTAGTTACTATGCTTTCGTCGTTTGTGGGGATTGCCATAGTAGCGCTGCCAGCAGGCATTATAACGGCTGGATATATGGACGAGATTAAGAAAGAATGAGCAGCAGGACAATTTAAGGAAAGCGCCGCAGACTTGTAAAAGAGTTTGCGGCTTTTCGTCGTTTATAGACCATAACGAAAGAGAGGTAGGAATAATGGCAAATAAGAAAGGCAGCCACCAGCTGACGAGGGCAGACAGGATAAAAATAGAGGCGCTGACAAAAGAGGGATTGAGCAAAGCAAAGATAGCAGCGCATCTGGGAGTACACCGCAGCACTATATATAATGAGCTGAAAAGGGGAGAGTATGAACACCGTAATAGTGACTGGACAACGGAAATAAGATACAGCCCAGACATAGCGCAGGAAAAGGCAGAGGAAAATTTAAAGGTAAGAGGCACGCAGCTTAAAATAGGCAACGATATTGCATATGCAAATTACATAGAGGACAAGATAGTAAACGAGGATTACAGCCCAGCAGCAGTGCTGGGGGAGCTTAAGGCGCAGGGCAGAGAGGGGGAATTTAATACTACTGTCTGTGTGGCTACCCTTTACAGCTACATAGATAAGGGCGTTTTCCTTAAGCTGACTAATAAGGATTTGCCAGTAAAGAAGAATAAAAAGCGGGGATATAAGAAAGTACGCAAGCAGCAGGCACGGGCGGCAGCAGGCGACAGTATAGAAAAGCGCCCAGAAGAGATAGACCAGCGGGAAGAGTTCGGACACTGGGAAATGGATAGCGTGATAGGGAAAAAGGGAGTATCTAAAAATACGCTGCTGGTACTGACGGAAAGAAAGACACGGGACGAGATTATATTTAAGCTGCCAGACCATACGGACGAGGCGGTAGTAGCGGCGCTGGATAAATTAGAGCGCAGATATGGTGCGGATATGTTTAAGCAGATATTTAAAACAATCACGGTAGACAATGGCAGCGAGTTTGCAGACGTGAACGGCTTAGAGCGTTCTATACTGGAAGAGGGGGAAAAGAGGACACATTTATATTACTGCCACCCGTATAGCAGCTGGGAGCGTGGCACGAATGAGGTAACAAATAAAATGGTACGGCGCAAAGTGCCAAAGGGTACAAACTTTGACGATAAGACCGACGAGGAAATAGAGCAAATAGAGAGCTGGATAAACGGATACCCACGCAGGATACACGGCTACCGTTCTGCTGGGGAGCTTTTCACAGAAGAGCTGGAAAAGCTGGCTTAATATCAGATACAGCGACTTTGAGAGGCTGGCAGCAGTGGCAGCCTTAAAGCTGCGCCCATTCCAGCAAAAGGGAGTTTACGAGGCGGGCGCACTCTGGTATAGTAAGGGTAGCATATCTGCTGCTTTTCGTTCTGTATAGTTAAATTCTACAAAATACCCACTATCAAATTAGTAATAATGCCGAAACTGAAAAAATGTTCAAAAAAAGGTTGAAATTTTTAACAAAAAACCAATCACTATTTTTATCTTTACATTGGCAGGAAATTGTGTTATGCTTTGAAAGTATGAAATTCAGCCGTTGCTCGGAGGTTTGGAGTCTCCGGCCACTTCTTGGCAGCCGGCGGTCAGAAAAGAAGGAGGAAACAAAATGATTTCTAAAGAAAAGAAAACAGCAATTATGAAAGAGTATGCAAGATGCGAGGGTGACACAGGTTCACCTGAGGTGCAGGTTGCAGTATTATCCGCAAGAATCCAGGAGCTTACAGAGCACTTAAAGGAGCATCCGAAGGATAATCATTCCAGAAGAGGTATGTTTAAAATGGTAGGTCAGAGACGTGGTCTTCTCAATTACCTGAAGGAAAAGGATATTGAGAGATATCGTGCCTTGATCGAAAAGCTGGGACTTAGAAAATAATAACAGCAGTTTGGGGCGGAGTATACGAAATTTTCGGGGCTCCGCCTTTTTGTAAGAATAGTAGGTCTGACAGGATACGGAGAATACGAACGTTGGTGTCAAGAAGTAACATATGCCCTTTGCGGCGTGAAAGAGCTTATGTTGCTTTTTGACAGGCGCCGTAGGCTGCCTTGCGTTACGTTATGGATCTGTTTCCTTTGTCAGACATTACTTATATATAATAAGAAAAGGAGAGAGATTATGTACAAAACATTTTCAATGGAGCTTGCAGGGCGTACCTTAAGCGTTGATGTAAATCGTGTAGGCAAGCAGGCAAACGGATGTGCGTTTATGCATTATGGCGATACTACCGTATTGTCTACCGCAACGGCATCGGACAAGCCAAGAGAGGGAATCGACTTTTTCCCGTTAAGCGTAGAATATGAGGAGAAGTTATATGCAGTAGGAAAAATTCCCGGAGGCTTTAATAAGAGGGAAGGAAAGGCTTCCGAAAATGCCATTCTGACAAGCCGTGTTATTGACAGGCCTATGCGTCCTCTGTTTCCCAAG